GTACATGTCTTCATCCACTTGGTCGTTGTCATACTTGTCATATTTTTTTCTAACAGGATCAAGTGCTTTACCATCACGACCGGCCTTGGCCAATGCTTCCATGCCTTGTTTGCCGTACTTTTCGTAGCCCTTGGCAGCACGGCTCATACCTTCTTCTTCCAACTTGCCTTGGGCTTTGAGTTTGTTGCGCACAGCACCAGCCACACGCTCGCCAGCAGCCTTGCTGCCATAACGTTCGCCAGCATCTTTGGCGATCTTGGCAAAGTTCTTGCCTGGCTTGCCTTCGTCACGCTCATTCAATTGTTTGTGTGTGACTTCGGGAGTGGCACGGATGCCGTCTAGTTTTTTGTTTAAATCGTAAAAGAAACTCATTGTATTATCCTCTTGGGTTGGCGCCAGTGGCTGGTCTGGCAGGGCGGGTGATCTTGGTCATTGGGCTTTGTGTGCCTTGAGCAATCTCATTTGTGGTTTTAGCTGCAGGTGTCTTGCCCCCAGCAATGGTGAAATCACTACGGTAAGCATTTTTCAACACAGCATGGTCATAAGGGCCAGTTGAGTAATCTTTGCTTAATGCACGTTGTTCTGCGTCAGGAGCAGGGTAGTCTGTTTTGTCCAACAGGTCTTTGCCTTGTGTATCAATCTTTTCATATTCATCCACCAGGCCATCCACGTGTGGTGTGGTCTGCATGATCACATGATTGGGGTTAATTCCCAACAACTGTGCCAGTTGTTTGATCTGTGGTTCAATAGCTGGATATTTAAAACTAACATCAAACATTGTTACTGAATCGTTTTTGTTGTTGGGAAAGTCAGTGGGAATGACCTGTATAGGAGTGGTCTTGGGATCACCCATTTTAACAGGATCAAATTGATCCAACTTTTTCTTCAACTGCGACACCAAATCGCCAGGCGGTTTACCCAGCAGTTTGATACGATAGTTGTATGTACGTTCGCTTTCGGCGAGGTAATGGGCAAAATTTTTCATATCAGGTTCCTGTAACATATTTATTCTTTTTTATCTTTTTGATCTTTACTGAGCAATCGTTCCAGTAGATCATTGCGACTCAACACCATGCCCTGTGCTGTTTGCATGGCTTCGCCAGTTCCAGCATCTGCGGCCTTGGCGTCTATCACTGCTTGTTGTTGATCCAGTCGCATCTTCTTCAACTGTAAGTCAATCATTTTGAGTTTTTTGTCCATTTTGGCTGTTTTTGCTGTGATAGCATGTCCCAACATGTTGCTGGCCACACTGAATATCTCGCTGGCAAATCTGCTGTCAACTTGCATGCCCAGATCCATTAGGTCATTATAACTGCTTTTGGCCAGATCAGCCAATCCGTCCATTTCTTCGTCATTGGCTTCTAGGCCGCGCACACCAGGCAGAGCAGAATCAATTTTGTCTATGTTATCGTCTAGGGTTTGTAATTGTGTGCGCAAGTCCTCCGTTGGAGGAGACCCAGCATCCGCCTCGGATGCATCTTCAGATGGGGGTAATTCAAATAGTTCTTCAAGTTTACGAGTCATGCCCTATTTATGGGTCAAGCTCGGCCGTTGTGAAACATATCGTTCTCGGTGATAACTCTAAAACTCAGGCCGTTTTTTCTGGCCCATTTGGTGGCAGCGTCCCATTTGGCATAGTTGATGGCTACCACAGCACGGTCTCTGCTGTTCATTTTTGACTCAATCACACTTTGACTTTTGGGTTTAATTTCAATCAATTCTGCTCGCATGGTATTGTCCCTGTTGCGATAAGTGATCAAAAAGTCCGGAATGTACTGTGTGACCTTGCCTGTGATGGGATGGCGGTAAGGGATAGCAATGCTTTCTGACGCCCACTGCAACACATGATCATTGGTATCACAAAACTTCATAAAACTCAGTTCCCACCCTGATCTATAACGCGGCGTGCCGTTGCCCGCATACTTTTCACGGTTGATTATGACATAGTTGCCTTGTGCCCAACGACTCATAGCAATACGTTTCTGGCCTGATAAAAGTTAGGCACTACTGCAACGCCTACCCCTAGCAGTGTGGCAGCACTGCGAATAGCATTGAGATAGTAGGCCAAGCTGGCACTGAGATTCATGCCGTTTTGTCCTTTGAATTCGTCCAGCAAAGTCAGCGGACTAATGCCAGTGGTCTCTGCTACTCTAAACAAACTCACTGTAAAGTTGCCAGCAGCCTGACGAGTGCTCATTACACTTAAAAAATAACTGTACACAATGTCATACTCTGCCGCAGGAACATTGGTGTCATAGGCATAGAAGTTGTCAAAAACTCTAACAGTTAAATCTACATTGGGATTTTTATAATTTACAGTGCTCATCGTCTTGTATTTAATAACCTGTTGCTTTCGGCCTGACTTTGATTGGCACCAGTATTGTTTCTATTAAATGTTTGGGTGGGAAAGATCCAACCATCAGCTTTGTTGGCCACAGCTTTGGTGGCTGCGGGCAAACCTTGTTGCAATGTTTGTGTACCAAGTGCCACGGCCTCACTCTTGGCAATGGCAGCAAGATTTTTGCCTTTGAATGTTTTGTTAAGTCTGGCAGCTTTTTGTGCGGCGCCAATAAGACCCAACACACTTCCACTTTGCAAGTCGCCAATGATACCAGCACCTGTTTCCAACAACCCGCCTTGACCAAACACTGTGGCATTTGAGCCTGGTCTAGCAATGGGGCTGAGCGTTTTGTCATAGTGTGCATCTGTAGCAAAACCTTGCACATTGGGATCTCCACCTGACTGTGCTTTGCCTACTGCGCCTGAATAGTATTTTACTGTTTCATATGCAATGGTCATTGAGTTTTGCATGGTGCCAGCACCTTCAGCATAGTTGTACTGGTCATGGCTCCAACTGGTAATCAGCGGATTGATCAACACATACTCAGCAAACTTGCGTTGGTCCATGCCATAAATTCTGATGTCTCTAAAAAATGCAGGCTTACCGCCAGCAACACCATTGGTTGACCCATCATTGAATGCTTCGCCAATAAATCCCCAGTCGTTGACATTGCCCACACGTTCTTTGGCATATATGTCTCTGGCATTGTAGCCAAAGCCTGCTTGACGCTGTGCATCAGCACCGTTGCTGCCATTGGTGTTGTTGGGATCCAAATAACGCTGTGACGAATCTTTGTAGTAATAGTTCATGTAATAGTACCACATCTTGCGAACCAAATCGCCACTGGTATCATGCAAGGTTACATTGATTGGATCGTAGTTGAGTTTTTTCTGTATGATTCGTTTGCGATTGTATTGATTGAGTGTTTCTGTTTCAATACTGTACTTTGGCAGGTCAATGGTCTTTACTGCTAGGCTTAGATTGGCCTGGTCATCGTTGCCAAACGCACCTCGCAGAAAAGGTATCTGATCTGTGTTCAGTGTAAAACTAACATGGAAGAGAAACTTGTACCGAGGCTTGAGTTCGTAGGCATTGGTAGTAAACGTACGACTTGCGTGTTGGTAATCACGCAAGATGTTGTTGCCTAAGAACCCACTTTTTAAGTTGGCGCCAAAATTTGGATCTATACCTTTAAGGAAGTCTTGTCCAAAAAATGACATGCTTAGACACCTGCGCCGGTTACCACATCACCTAAAGTTCTACCAATCTCAGTACCAACTCCAGTACCTTCTGGTGTTTGGTTGGCGTTGTCGTATATAATGGCCATGGTAATTGACACAGGAGCATTTTCACTGTAATTCAATGCACCGTAGTCAGCACCACTCAGGTAGCAACCGTACAATTCCCAAGTCTCTAATACCACAGGAGTGTTGGCGCCATTGCCGCCGTCAAGAATTTCAACTTTGGTTGTAAACTTGTAGTCAATACCAGAAGCAGCACTGCTCATTTCCAAGAAGTCCATTTGTTTCTGCAGTTGTTCACCAACCAACTTGCTCACAGCGCCGGACGCATCATCACGGATCTCACATGAAGTAGGTGCCCATGCGTGTTTACCAGCCAAGTTTAATTTTGAATTGTAGATAGGAATCTCTATGTTTTCAAACGTCAAATTAGGTCTAGCAAAACTTATTACCTGTTTAGTCAATTCTGTTCTTGGTGTACTAACACCAAAGTTTTCAAACATCACTCTAAAGCGATATTTGAGTTTGGGCATCAACAGACCCTGTGTTGGCGAGCTTTGATCGCTGGCCAAGGGTACTGTCATTCTCTGTAATGATGAAACTGCCATTTGTTATATCTCCTGTTGTTTTTATTTACCTAATTTAACGACCGGCCGAAACCGGTCGTTTTTCATCAAGCATTAAGTCCTGAAATCTCTCCAGTGTTCTTGATACGCAATGGAATGTAGATAAATTCAACTGCTTTGACTGGCTCAATAGCAATATCCACCCATAACTCATTGCGGTCGATACGTGCAGGAGTGTTGTTGCTCAAGTCGCACACAACCAAATAGTCATAAAGAGCACGTTTGGCCACAAGGTCAATCATCAAACTGTTAACAGTGTTGGTGATCTCGTTGCGTGTGATTTGATCGTTGGGTTCAAACAAATACAGTTTGCCAATTTCTTCCAGGCGTCCGCGCAAGAAACAGATCAGTCGTGCAACGTTGATACGATCCAGTGCTGTAGTAGCACCTTGGCGTGTTTTGTTACCAAAGTTTGTGATACCAATACCTGGGATAAATGTGATTGGATTGATGTTGTTTTCATACAATATGTCACGTACACTTTGTCCCACTGCCAACTGTACAAACTCGCCAGTTTGTGCATTGATATAACCAATAGCATCAGCATTGTCAACCACACCACGGCGTGTGCCGGCAGGTGCCAACCATGGATAACTCACTGCATCACTACGCAGGATTGTGCGTACCATCATGTGTGTTGGGGGAGCAACAACTGTGTTGCCAGACAGGTCTGTGGTCTGGCAACTTGGATAGAACACAGCAGCATACGCTGAACCGATTGTGAGTCCATCATCTGTTGCCACACCAAGACCGTTGTTGTTGGTAGCATGTTCTACCAATGCATTACCTGTGTTTGGCAAGCGCAACGGTGTGTCTCCCACAACAAACAGTGTGTTGGCACGTTCGTT